TCATTTTTAAGGCGTTCCGTTCAAATCCTTCAGGACACGGTCTGACGGTAATCATCAATGGTTTGGCGAACAGCTTGCTCATGCGATATGCTTATTATGCGATGCACAATGTGAAGCAATTGGGAGAAATTCCTTTGTTCCATCAGCGAATTGCGTTGATGACGTATGGTGATGACAATTTCTTCAATGTCCATCAAGACGAAGAATTGTTCAATATGATGACTGCTGGCCAACAGCTGGCACGAATCGACATGAAATACACCGATGCGTCTAAGCAAATCGCGCAGGTTCCATTCAAGCCTTTTAGCGAAATCTCATTTTTGAAGCGCACTTTCCATAAACATCCTCAGTTGAGCGGTATCGTTGGGCCTTTGGATAAGGTTTCCATCTATAAGTCATTGGCTATGACCCATAAGCCCAAGAAGGGCCAATTGGAGTCTGTTGCCCAAATTTGTGGTGGAAATTTAGCAGGAGCTCTGTCAGAGTTATTCTATCACTCTGCCGAAGAATACTTGTATCACAAACCAATCTTCCAACAAATTGCCGACGAGACAGTTGATGAACAAGGATATAGAGTGTCTGATTTCTATCACCCAAAAACGATGGAGGAGTTGATCGAGAGGTATGAGAGTACTATTTGTGCCTACCCCGCAGCTTCTGCTAAGATTTATGGGTTGGAGGGCCAATCCGGATTCGTTGAACCTGACCATCGCGATCTTGTGAACTATCGATTTGACTGTGGCGACCTGAGATCTGCTGTAGCTTACTTCCAATTGACCAATTATGGTGCCGTTGAGCACACTGAATGGGCTTGGTTGTGGACATGCATCTTGCAGGCTGAATTCACACACATGGAAGAAGAGCACGACATCATTCCCAGTCCCTGGCTTATTGAAGAACGCCATGGCATGGGTTGGTTGAGTCTAGCTCCTCCCACGACGTATGAAGATATTCGGTTTCGCATCATGCTTGCCAAACATGCAGATCCCTACGTAAACATGCTTGTCCTAACGGATTATCGCATGATTCACATCCATGACCCTTTGTATCAGGACGCAATACGCACTGCGG